GACCAGATGAATACCAACCTGGTCTCGTTGCTGCTGCTGGAGCTTCCGGCGTTATCCTTGCAGGTTTACTCCTGTGGAACGCTTGGAGGAAGAATAATCCAGAGGCAGCTGACGGAGAAGTTCGTAAACCTTCATGGTTTCAAAGTTTTTCTATATTCTCTAATGATCCACCAGTTTCAGCGGAGAAGAAGAATAGACCTTCTGATCATTGTGTCTCAAAGACCAAGTCAAATGTTGTAGTAATCAAAGACAACTTAACTGGTCAGACATGTCGATCAACGATTCTGTGCTCGAACATCTTCGAAATGCCGTGTCACTTCTTCCATGAAGATTTTGATCTCAACAAACCTTGGTTTGAGTCTAAGGATATTACCATAAATTGGGTAGACAGCAATCCCCTCAAAGTCCGTGTATATCGTAACAACGTTGTGCAAGTCGGAATGAAGGATTTAGTGTTGCTCTATATCTCCAAATGTCCCCCTTCCAAAGATCTCACCAGTATGCTCCTTAAGTCCGATTTTAACGGGAGCTGTACTGCCAACTTAGTGTTGAATGTCAATAACAAAATCATTTCAGAAAAGGTGTGTGCTGTTCAGCGAGAAAACATTAAAACTGAACATATCACTATTCCGAATGGTTACGTATATTCTTCCTCTTATACCCGGGAAGGTATGTGTGGTACCCCTATCATTGCTGATCGCACCGATGGTGCTATTATCGGCTTCCATGTTGCGGGGCGCCCACTCACTTTCTCCAGTAAACGAGAAGGAGTATGCGTTAGCTTGACCTTACCTGAATTTGAGATTGCGCGGGAAGAACTATTGTTGCAAAACCCAGTTGTTTTGGGAGCACAGAGTTCGCCTGTTGACACGAAATTAATGGGGGCTGAAGTCTATGCCCCCGGCCCAGCCCACCCTAAGGCTACCGTTTTTCATGACGGCAGTGTGGGCGTCACTGGAAATGTTGTCGCACTAGGCCAATGTCCTTTGAGAGCCAAACCAGTCAGTAAGATTAAGCGGTCTTTGATTGCTGATACTATTGACGAGGTTTATGGGAAGCAAGTCGAATATGGACCACCTAAATTCGATCCTCCCTATATCCAGTACAATCGCGCTCTCCTCGCTGTTGAGGAAGGCGCATTGGATATGGATCCTGAGCTCCTACGGTTGGCAGTTGACGACTACCTCCGCCCCATTTTGGCAATGGCGAAAAAGTGGGTTGGTAAACACCCTACGTGGTGTAAACCCCTCACGTTCGACCAAGCCATCAATGGAATTCCCGATAGGGATCACATCAAGTCCCTAGAGATGAAAACTTCAATTGGACTTCCCTCCTTGGGTCGCAAAGATAAGTACTTTACAAGTACCCAAGTGTCCCCAGATGTCCCAAAAACTTGGACTGCTCCTCTAGAGATTGTTGAGGAGTACAACCGGATAGTAGCTCATTATATGAACAATGAGAGAGCAAACACTTTCTCTTATGCTTGTTTTAAAGATGAGGCTGTCAAAGCCACTAAGGACAAATGTAGAATCATTTACGTTCAGGAAGCAGCCTTTACTATTTTGTTGAGGCAGTATTTCTTGCCCTTGATTGAGTTTCGTCACAATCACCCCCATCTCACTGAGTGTGCAGTAGGGGTTAATTGTGCTGGACCCGATTGGGAGGAAATGATGATCTATGTGCTCAAATACGGAGGAGAAAATGCCTTCCAAGCAGCTGATGTTATGGGTTTTGGTTTGGATTATAAGAACTTTGATCTATGCCGCCCAGCTAACGTCACCAGTGCCAGTATGAAAATGATGTTGGATATTGCTAAAGTGTTTGGGTATGACTCTCAGTCTATCCAGATTATGTCCGCAATGATTTCCGATCTCGTTAACCCTCTGGTGTCTTGGAATGGCACCCTTGTTCGAATGTGGATGTGGATTTCCGGCAATTCTTTGACAGTTGATGTTAATAGCTCCGACAATTCCCTGTTCGTGAGATGTTGTTATTTCAACAGCTTACGCACAATGGGATGTGTTCGTAATGGCGCTCTTTACCCTGTCAACAAAGGAGATTCAGACCTCTTCGATTTTCGTTCCAATGTAGCGATTACAACCTATGGCGATGACCTCTTCGGCACTGTCCTTGAGAGAGCCCGTCGCCTCTTGTCTTTTTGCATCTTCCGAGATTTCTTGCGCGGAGTTGGCATGACTGTCACTACTCCTGATAAGAAGGATACAGATCTGGGCTTTTGGCCCGCTAAGGATTTGGACTTTCTTAAAAGGAAAAGTGTTTTCATTCCAGAACTTTCGTGCCGTGTTGGTGCTCTTGACAAAGAGGCGATATATCGTCAAATGCAGTACTGCTCCTGTACTTCCGAACCAGGAGAGATGCAAGACGATGCGGTCGATGCTGTTGGATCAGCGTTGAGAGAATTCTTTCTCTATGGCCGCGAGGAGTACGACCAACAACGCGTTAAACTTCGTCTAGTCTGTGAAGCAAATAATATTTACTCCAAAGACCTTGACGTTGATTTCGACGCTCGTGTGCTCCAATGGCAGGAATCCAACCTGCCGTCCTAGGCTGTATGAGATCAGCCTTGTATAAAGCAAAATCTCCCTATTTGTATTGGTTACCACGTTCTTTCGTATTGTACATAATATCCCAGAACGGAGGCTTGCATATTTGTTTTTCATGTTTGTATATACAATTTACATAAATGTACCCGGACAGCACTCTGCGGAGAGTAGCTGATCCCTATAAATTTACCGCACTTCTAATTATCAACTTAATAAGCCGCTGGACTTCGGAACTCCAGCACCACAACGATTGGACCAGCAGAACGTTGAATTTAACGACGCTGCGCCGTCCTTTGCCGATACACGCGGCACCACTATGGACTCCTTCCGGTCATCCGACATGATTCAAGACCTATCTTTGTCCGATTGGTTTAAGCGACCTATCAAGATTGCTACAACTGATTGGCAAGTGGGTTCTCATTTTAATCTGAAGTTTGACCCGTGGACCCTCTTCTGGGAGGATCCAGCCAACTTGTCCCGCATTTCCAATTACAAAATGTTACAATGTACCATGAAAGTGAAATTTGTGTTGAATGGAAATGCCTTTTATTATGGTAGGATATTGGCGTCCTACAACCCCTTGGCTCCATCAGATGGACTGAAACAAACGAGGGACCCTGTCGACGCAGATTTTGTCGGCATGTCACAAAAACCTCACGTCTTCCTTAATCCGACATTATCGCAAGGTGGAACTCTCGAGTTACCATTCTTCTATTACAGAAATGCTATCGATATCGTTGAGAAAGGATGGACCGATATGGGTGAGGTTACAGCTTCTAGTTTGCAGATACTTAAACACGCAAATGGAGCTGATGTCCCCATTACAGTTTCAGTGTTCGCTTGGGCGGAGAATGTAGTATTTTCACTTCCCACTCATTACGAACCACAAACCTCCTTGCTATTCTCGTCTCCCAACAAGATTTTGCGTGATGAATTTCGTGCAGAAGCTGCAGATGAGTATGGCCAGGGGCCAATTTCAAAACCTGCTACTACTGTTGCTCGCGTTGCAGGCGCACTTAGTAAAGTTCCCTTCATTGGGAATTTCGCTAGAGCTACAGAGATCGGGGCAAA